TTATGGCTCTTTGATTGCCAACAACTGTTCTGAACCATGGTAGACCTCCAATCCTTTTTCACTAGAAAATACCTGAATCTCAACTCCGTTGATGCTTACCTGATTTTGCCCCGTCTGCAAGGCCATCTTAGCTACCCTCAAGACTTCTTCCTTTTGCAAGATTTTTGCTTCCTCTTGCCTATTTTTTTGAATTTGTCCCAAAAGGAGGGTCGCAATGCTGGCAAAGATAGCTAGAGCGACTACTGCTTCCAGTAAAATCACTGCCCTAATTTTTTGTTTCCTTAATGCGTTTAATTTTTCCATTTCCTAGATATAATTGATAGCGAATCGCTCCTTTACTGGTCTGAAATTCAACCTTAGCCAGGGACGAATTGCCCCCAGCACGGTCAAATGTAATACTTTGGCCTGATGGGGCCTGAATTCCTTTAGGGACTGGCAACTTTTGACTGCCATTGCTAATCGTCTGCCCATCTAAGTTCAGACTAGTCTTTTGCTGACTGGCTACACTGCGTTTTTGGGTTTCCCGATAGAGTTCTTCAAACTCCATAAAGAAAATCTGTTCCTCTACTGCCGCAAAAGTGGACTGAACAGAGCCGGACAAGCCCAAGGCAAGGATACTCACAAGACTCAAAGCCAAGAGACTTTCCAGCATGGTAAAGGCCTTAATCATTGACTTTACGATTTGCTACTCCATTTTTATCATGGTATTCTTTATAAGCTTTAGCCTGTTCTTCCGTGATTCGCCCATCTGCTTGTAACTTGCTTAGGCTAGCATCTTCATTCTTTTCCAAGCTATAAAGTTCTGCCTGGCTTTCCACCACCTTAACAACAGCTGCTTTTCCTTTGTCATTGACTGCCTCTTTTTGCTTGGTCAGATTAGGTACAAAGAGCAAGAAAAGCACGCTGATAATCAGCAAGACCACCAACATCTCAATCAAGGATAGTAAAATTCTCACTCTTTTCTATCTCATACATCCTTACCGAATGCAACACGAGATCACGATACTTCCAAGTGCTGACCAGATACTCAATAACCTCTTGGTCCTCTATCCTGCATTCCATAAGTAATAATAGCTTGACCGTGTATTCATTCTTCAAAATCGGAACCTGATAAGTCACATCTACCCAATGCTCAAAACCTAAGTCTGTCTGCTCTACATTTGCTAGTTCAATATTTAAAATCTTCATTTTTATTCCTCCTACTTATCTATTCGTAAAAGAAGATAAAAAGTTATGAAAAAATCACTATTTTTTTATTTTTAACAAAACACCGTTTTTGACAATAATCAAAAAATAAAAAGGAGCTATTATTAACAAAATGGCGTTTTTGACAATAATACCCTGCCATTCCTCCTCCCTATTCTTCAAGAAAACGCTTTTTTGAAGAATCAGAGCAAACAAAAAAACCGCAAGCCTGAGCCTGCGGTGAAAGAACAATTTAGAAAGTTTCCTTTCTATTTATTTAACTGTAATCAAGCCATCTGGCTCTACTGTGAACTCTGGCTTGTCTGCCAGTGTTCCGTCTGGTTTGAGGTAGTACCAGCCTGTTCCGTCCGCTGACTGGACGAAGGCGTTTGATACCATGGCGCCTTCTTTAGTGTCTAAGTAGTACCAAGTGTCCTTGTACTTGACCCAGCCTGTCTTCATGGCACCTTCTACATCAAAATAGTACCACTTCTCAGCGATTTTCTTCCAGCGGTCTGAAAGCATATAGCCTGAGCCATCGAAATAATACCAGGTACCGTTGATTTTCTCAAACTTATCTTTTGGATAAGAGCCGTCTAAATGTACGTACCAGTAGCCAGTGTCGTTCTTCTTCCAACCTGCTTCAACGCTCAAACCGTTTTCAATATCATGCTTAAACTGTTCACGGCTAATGCCCCAACTTGCAAGATATGGATAAGGGTCAACGTGGTCTGAGTGGTTGTTTGGTTGGTTATTCGTGCAATACTCGTGCGTTTTAATTCCAGCTAAACTCCCTGTATCAAGCGTTTTCGGCAAACCTGCTTCATCTGCTAGATTGCGTAGCAATTCGATATAGAGGCGATAGTCCATCATGAACTCTTCTTTGGTTGAATGGCTTTCAATCAGTTCAACCGCTGCGTAACTCTCAGCATTCCAACCGCCCCCAACATCCCAACTTCCGTTGTTCACAGGTCCTACTTGCATGACACGGCCGTTTCCGACAACATGTGAAAAGAACCCTAGTTCAGGGTCCTTTCTATAGTGGTAATCAGCTTCATTTTGAGCGGTTGAGTTACGGTTGCCTGTTGAGTGAGCATGTACTTGTCGATAAGGCTGCACCCCAACCTGTGGCAAGCCTGTACGTAGTCTGTTTCTATCGATATCCATTCCCTATCGTCCTTTCCATGCGTCATTCATCTGCTTCACTGCTGACTCTACGAAGGTGTCTAAGTCTTTGTCAGTCATGCTAATATTGTATTTTGTAAGCTCAGCACGGACTTTAGCACGAGCCTGCTCCAGCTTTTCTTCGCCCTTATAGCCAGTTTCAGAAGCGACCTGTTCCACGGCATTTACTGCATTTTTGGCCAAGATTTCAACAATCTTGATAGTCTTTTCTCCACCTTTTTTGACGAAGTATTCCTTGACTGCCCTAACTACAACCCCTGCCAAAATGACTAGGATGCTGATTGCTCCATTAGTAATGATTTCAGTAATTTGTTGCATTTGTTATTCTCCTTTTTCGATTTCTTCCATGCGGTCGTTCATGCGAACCATTTCTTTTTGAATGTCTCCGACCGTGTGAGTGATTGTGGTTAATTCTGTAGTGGTCTTTTCTAGGTGAGTCATCAAACGCTCTTCTCGTCTATTAGAGTCGGCCTTTGATTGCTCGTGCAAATCCATAATCTTCTTCTCTCGCTTGTCCGAAGTCTTGATAAGATATCGAATGATAATAAAAAAAAGCAAGATAAACAAAATCGCCCAAGCTACCTGACTTTGAGCGATTTTTTCAACTTCTTCAATTGGCATACAACCTCCTATTCTTTAGGTTTTACCGTTGGATCCGTCCAGTCAGGATTACCCTCTGCATCAAATTTCATGATATAGAATTCATGATTCAACAGAACGGCGACGTTGATTGTTGCGATTGTACCACCCCACTGGTTGAACGCCCAAACGGTTTCAACATCCTTGATTTGGCGACGGCCATTTACGATCACAGGACGTTTTTGAACATCACGATACATATAGAAGTCATCGCTTACATTCTTGCAACGAATGAACTCTCCATTTTCTTTCATGTAGCGCAAAGCACTCGCAAGATCAAATGGTTCTGTGATTTTTGTAAGGTCTAGTAAGTTATCTGTGTTTTGAATTGTTTCTGCCATGTCTATTCTCCTTTGTCTGCTGGTTTAGTTTGTTCATCAAGCAGAGCTTCCAGCTCATCCACTCGTGCTTGAAGTCTTTGATTCTCTTCCCTTTGCTCATTCAACTGAATACTCAAGAAATTACTTGCAATCATCGAATCTGTTGAAGTTGTTGACATTTCACGAATTGTCATTTGTAAGGCTTGGTTAAGCTGTTCTGTGTTCATTTTCTAAGTTCTCCAATCTGTGTGTTCGTTTTCTATTTTCAAGAGCAAACTCCTGAATTGCTTTAAGTGCGATATTGGTCAACATGTTGTTATTCATGCTATTGTTTTCTCCATTTTTTCTATTTTTTGATTTAATTCTTGAATAGCCTTGATTAAGTAAGGAACTAAAGCGGTATAGTCTATATGCAGATAGCCATCTGGATTCTCAGGATCTCGTGAGACAATTCTTGGAACGATGGTTTCAGCCTCTTGAGCTATTAGACCAATCTCCTCATGTTTCTTATTTTCGATGAAATCAAATGCAACCATTCTTAATCTGTTGATTTTATCCAAGGCTTTCACAGCTGTATCTGTGATGTTCTCTTTTAAGCGTCTGTCTGATTTTTGTTCCATCCAATACTTCACGCTACCGCTACCGACCTGATTCCACCAAACAACCGCATTCCTTCCGCCTTTGGGATTCCAACCATCACCAAGCACATCTTTACTTCCAAGTTCGATACCATTTGAAAACACAGGAGAACGAGAAAAAGTAGTATTCCCATAGAAGTTTGCTCTCGATGAATTCGAAAAATCCACTTGATCATAAAAACCGACTTCATTCCTACAGTACATTTTCCCATCAGTATTGACGTTCCATGCTTTAGGTCCGGCATAGTTCCAATTATTTCCCCAGTTCGCCCAGAAGGCTGTCCGGACTCCATACCCGGCACCATTCCCCATACCAACAGAGAACTGATTGACACCTGAAATCCAGCGACCGCCACCCTGGTCAAATTGACCAAGTGTGAATCCACCGATTCGGCCTTGATAGGCTTCTAGGAAGGTTGAGCTAGAAATGACGGACTCAACCTTAATAGAGAAGATACGTTTAGATGTCAGTTGGTCAATAAAAGCATCAGTTGCAGTTAATTTTTTAATAAGCGCATTGTCAACTTTCAACTTCTCAGCAGTTACCGCTTCAGCTTCTAATATCGTAGTCGTGACCGAACCAGCTTCAAAATTGGCCGTTTTGAGCTTATCAACCATGGCAGACTTGATGACTGCTCTGTCAATCAGGGTCTCTCCAGTGATGTGGGTCAATTTCCCAACAAAGCGGTTATGTCCATTGGCGCCAAGATTGATTCCAGAGATGATATCTCCAGCCGAGTTGATGTTTTCAACTACCCATGAGCCAGCTAGTTGAGTCATTTTTGTTTGCGTGGCTTCAAGCTTCTTATTCGCATCTGCGACTGCATCTTCTGGATGTGGTTGCCATGTTCTAGGTTTATAACCTTTGTACAAGTCAACTTCTGTAATATACAAATCAGCTGTTCCTGATGATGAGCCATTGTTATCAAAACGAATGTAAGCATTATCCATTTCTCCGGAATTAAAAGTTACTGAGACATCTTCGCATCTAGAGGTAGATAGTTTCTTGCTGCTAACAACTTTCTTAACGATTGTGAATCCATCGCTCTCGCCTGCTCTTCGTCCCAAAATATAAACATCATAGCTTGCTAGAGCACTGTTGTTAAATCCTCTAAAATTCAGTACATAGTCAGTATTTCGTTCAAGATTAAAACGGTGACTATACAAAAAGTTTTCGTTTTTAGTTGCATTACTTAAACGCATAAGGTCTTTCTGCCCGTTGTGATAAAAGCTATGCTTAACCAATCTTCCTAAATTTTGAGTTGAGCCCCATTCATTCGTAGCATTTTTAAAATCACTATTCTTAATGAGGTTAGGGCCGCTTACACTATATTTCCCAACCTCAACCTGAAACAGTTGATTGGTCAGAGCCATGCGAGCAACTTTATCCGCAATTCCATTTTCAGTATTGCCCAAAATCCGCTCGTAAAGTTTACTGGTTTCCTTAACACGCTGGAAGTCAGTAGTCTCTACTTTTCGCGCTAGTTGATTGGTCACATTCGCAAATTGACTATCAGCATTCGCTTTGTTTGCAGAAACCTGATCAGATATTCTACCCATTTGTCGTTCAGCATTATCCTTGTTTGTAGCGACCTGAGTCTTTAAATTTGAAATCTGATTATCTGTGCCTTGTTTGTTACTGTTTATCCGATTTGAAAGATTTGAAATCTGAGTAGTGGTTCCTTGCTCACTGCTTGTAAGTCTATTTGATAGACCACTGATTTGACCGCCCACATCTTGCTTATAAGTAGTTATCTGACTTGAAATATCCGTGAACTTACCATCTACAGATTGACGATAGCTAGCGATTTGACTAGCGATGTCTTTATGCGCACTAGTTTTAACAGCTTCAATCCTCTGATTGATACCCTTAACATCTTCTTGATAAGTAGCCTTACCAACGAAATCACGATTGACCAGCTCACGGACTGCTGTCGCTTGTCTCGCGCTCTCCTCACGAGTATAGCGCTGTAGGGCTTCCTGTCGCTGACCGTCTTTATTTACATATTCCTGAATAGCTGATAAGTCGGTTCGCAAGCCCTGAGCTGTCCGCTCAAAGGTAGTCTTAGCTTCAGTGATGAGACCATCAGCGTCCTCAGGCGCAGGACTCCAGTCCGTCGCCACACTACCAATTTCAACCTTGATTCCTGTTACCCAAGCTGTACCGCTTGTAGCACCTTCAAGATTGAATCGCAATGATGTCTTCAATTGATCAAAATTTGTTTTTTCAGAGTAGTCATAAGTGAATGTAATATATTTCCAATCTGCCGAACCTTTATACATACCAAGCGTAGCATAATCTGGACCACTCTGTACTCCGGTCTCACTATTTTTTCTAAAAAGATAATGTTTGAAGCAATTAAATACATTCCAAAAATTTCGACCTTGGACTACATTTTCGTACTTGATCCAAGCGCTAAAAGTAACTTTTCGATACAACCTTGAGCTGAAATCTGGTTCAAGGTTGAACGTTAAAGTAGAGTTGTTCTCTAGCCTATAGCATTCTTTTTGACCTGTGACGTGGTTTTCAGGTAATTTTTCAATTACAGCTCCAACCGTCTTGGATTTTATCCATAGATTCCGGCCTCCCACCTTCATTTTTGAAAATTCTTCACGCAATTTCCCGGCTTCAGATACAACTAAAGTCTTATCTGCTTTATCCTTGGTTGCGTTCAGGATTTCCTGACGGATAGAGCCAGCTCGCACCTCAAATTCAGCCTGACTCAACTTCTGATTTAGCTTGTTCTGCGTGTCTGTCTCAAGGCTCTTCACAGATTGCCGGATATTTTCAGCAGTCACATTGAGTGAGCTGATATCCACTTTGGTTCTAAGGCCTTCAGTCAGACGATTCACACCAGCTTCGAGCGAGTTGGCTCGTTGTTTAAAGGTCGATTCAACTGTTGAAATCTGACCTTCTATATCTTCAGGAGCTTCTGAATAAGAAGTATCTACATCGCTTATTTCAAACTTCGGCATCCAAATCCAAACGGTTCCTTCTTGGTTGAAATTGAACAACCATTCATTTGTGGTCTGCTTGGATTCGTTTGTCCAACCTTTTGGAATATGGACAACATATCGTTTAATTTCTGTCGACAATGTCACATTTCCAGTTTTATATCCGATATTCCCTAATCGAGATCTCAGCATTATTCCATTTATGGCATATTCAATAGATTTTCGTAAAAAAGTTCTCTCTTATTGTGAGCGAACAGGTAGTATAACAGAAGCATCACACGTTTTCCAAATCTCACGTAATACCATTTATGGCTGGTTAAAGCTAAAAGAGAAAACAGGAGAGCTAAACCACCAAGTAAAAGGAACAAAACCAAGAAAAGTTGATAGAGATAGACTTAAAAACTATCTTACTGACAATCCAGACGCTTATTTGACTGAAATAGCTTCTGAATTTGGCTGTCATCCAACTACCATCCACTATGCGCTCAAAGCTATGGGCTACACTCGAAAAAAAGAACCACACCTACTATGAACAAGACCCAGAAAAAGTAGCCTTATTTCTTAAGAATTTTAATAGTTTAAAGCACCTAACACCTGTTTAGATTGACGAAACAGGATTCGATACTTATTTTTATCGAGAATATGGTCGCTCATTAAAAGGTTAGTTAATAAGAGGCAAAGTATCTGGAAGAAGATATCAGAGGATTTCTTTGGTTGCAGGTCTAACAAATGGTGAATTAATCGCTCCAATGACTTACGAAGAGATGATGACGAGCGACTTTTTTGAAGTATGGTTTCAGAAGTTTTTCTTACCAACATTAACCACACCATCGGTTATTATTATGGATAATGCAAGATTCCATAGAATGGGTAAGCTAGAACTCTTGTGTGAAGAGTTTGGGCATAAACTTTTACCTCTTCCTCCCTACTCACCTGAGTACAATCCTATTGAGAAAACATGGGCTCATATCAAAAAGCACCTCAAAAAGGTATTACCAAGTTGCAATACCTTTTACGAGGCTTTTTTATCCTGCTCTTGTTTCAATTGACTATATATCACGGATACAGTTGGGAAAGAAGCTATTAAATATTTGGAGAGTCCTTTTGGGATGAACATGTCAAATATTACTATAGATGGGCAAGAAATGGATCTGAGTCAAACGCAATGTCATTAAGTTAAGAAATTCAAATACAATTCTGTATTTGGGTCTCTTTTTTATGTGATAAACTATAGTTAAGGAGGTATTTCCCATGATAAAACAGATAAAAGCCCACTTGAATAAGAGTATTCAGAGTATCATTGGCCAAAAAGTTGAGTTCGTCAAACAAGATGAACAGGCCTTTACTCGTAAAAGAAGGTTATCACTAGAAACTATGATTCGTACAATTCTGGGCATGGGAGGAAAATCACTATCAAAAGAATTACTAGATGCCAGACTGACAGTTTCAAATTCAGCCTTTGTTCAAAGACGCTATCAGATAAAACCTGAAGCTTTCTATGCTCTATTTAAAGAATTTACAGCACCTATTCCACTTAATACTGATTTTCCAATATTCGCTGCAGATGGGAGTGATATCTGTATTCCTCGAAATCCCATGGATACAGAAACCTCTATCCAAACCCAAACGGATGTTAAATCCTATAATCTCATACACATAAATGCCCTATACGACTTGACGACTGGAGTGTATAGAGATGTCTCTATTCAAGACAAACATGCACAACATGAGCGCTTAGCTCTGATTCAGATGATGGAGGCTTCTCCCTTTCGAGAAAGCTCTTGTTATCATGGATAGAGGCTATGAAAGTTACAATCTCATGGCTCATTTTCAAGAAAAAGGTTGGCTTTATATCATCCGTATTCGAGATGGAAAACAATCCATGCCTTCCTCCTTCAACTTGCCAAATACGGAGTGTTTTGATCAAAAAGTTTCTCTAAAATTATCACGAAAGCAAACTAATCAGCTCAAAAAACTTTATCGTGATTTTCCCAATGACTATCATTTTATTCCACACAATTCTATTTTTGATTTTCTTCCAGAAACAAGTCGAAAACAAGATCCTGTAACACTCTATGAACTTCCTTTTCGTATGGTGCGTTTAGAAGTGGAAGAAGGAAAATACGAAACTTTAGTGACGAATACAGACTATTCAGTCCAAGAATTAAAAAATCTCTACGCCAGTAGATGGGGCATAGAGACTAGTTTTCGTGACCTGAAATACAGTATTGGCTTGGTCAATTTTCACGCCAAAAAGAAGGGAGGGATTCTCCAAGAAATCTTTGCTCGCTTTACAAATTTTAACTTTTGTCGTTGGGTAACCTCGCAAGTTGCCATCGACAGTAGTCACAAAAAACAAAGATATAAAGTGTGTTTCTCAGATGCGGCTTATGCCTGCCGTTTGTTTTTTAACGGTTCCCTTTCTTCCCTCCAGTTGAAAAACTACCTCAAGAAACAGTTATCTATTATTCGACCGAATCGAAAATATTCAAGAAAGATAAAAGCTCAATCGGTAGTTGATTTCATCTATAGAGTAACATAA